ATCTTTTAGTCTAGTCAACAGACTATAAACCCTTGATATTTTATATTGCTAAACTTTCAATGAAACTATCTAACACAACGTGGACTCTCAATAATTCACCTTGTAAAACATTACGCCAAGCTACTGGATGCTGGACCGACGGAGTTCGTTGTGGTTCTAAATCTAAAGTAGGTAAGCAGCATAGCTCACTTGTTAAGTTCAAACGTACTGACTTATCACGTTAGTATCCACTAAGGTATACGTTACGACTTGCACTATGTGAGTCATTCCTTGGGGCATTAGTGAAATGGTTATCACTATGGATTGTCTATCCATCATTACCAGTTCGAATCTGGTATGCCTCGTTGACACAATTCCGTGTCATTTATTTCAACTTATTATTTTCACTATGTTCAACTTCACTGTAACCCGTACTTCTGACGCTATTGCTGCTATCAATTGCCAATTGATGAGTGGTTTTGTTCTTGTCTCGTTCAAGAATGGCACAGTTTACGCTTACAAGAATGTATCTAAGCGTGCAATCATCAACCTTTACATGAACCAAAACATGAGTCTTGGTTTCTGGGTTAATGAGAACTGCGTTCAATCTAACCGCGTTAAGTATGCAAACGTAAGTTCATTCATTGAGTTCTATTCTGAAATCGATTGTTTCGCATCTTGCTGATTAACTATCCACTAAGGTAGATTAGATTTCTCTAACTAAGTATCCCGTTACGACTGAGTAGCGGTTACTTTTCTAGAGCAATCCCGCTCTCATTCTATTCACCCTAAGGAGATTCCTTTTGACAAACACATTACTAACTGGTGCAGAACGTGAGGCATACATTGCATCACATTTTCAAACATCAGAGTCAGAAACACTATCACATGATGCAGAGGTAACTATGCAAGCACAAGCTGATTACGAAACTTGGTATGATGCCAAGAGCGAAGACACTCAAGCGTTGATCGATGAGATTAGCGATAGCACTTCTAACATCATTGATGAAGAAGATTATGATGCTTTCATCGAAGAACTTGCTAACTACGGCATCAACGATGCTGAACAGTTTGAAGATGCATTCGAGCGTGAAGTAGAAGGTTATGGTGAGAGAGTATTCGCTGAGTTCGCAGAAGAACTATGTGATGCTTGTGGTTATACTATTGAACCATCATTCATTGCCAATTGTATTGATTGGGAATTAGTTTGGTATTCAACATTACGTTACGATTATCAAACCGTTGAGTTCAAAGGTAACACCTACTTCTTCCGCAATATATAATTCACACTATGCTAACTGAAACTATGCTAACTGAAACTAACCTAATCGAACTAACACTTCCTAATCATTATGCCTCTCCACTAATCAATGGAGATGAGACTGGATTAGAAGAAGATGAGTTAGAATCATTCAATGAGTTCTGTATTAATGAACTACAAGGTTTACATTGTCTTGATGTAAAAGATGATTCTAGCTTTGTTAAGTATCACGATGCTAAGAAATACTGTCTAGCAACGGATTGTTCAACTTTCACATTCATGGAGCTTAACTCTGACTATGCCAACTGAAACAACAATCATCCTTGCCATTATTGGCATGGTTGGTTTATTCGCTACAGCTACAGTTTATCAACGAGCAAACCGTATTACATCGAGGTATTATGACACCAAAAGCAGGTTTTCAAACCGTCTGGGTACAACAACAACTGAAGAAATTGAAGGCCAAAGCTAATGCTTTGAAGGCGCAATTCATCAAACCAAATGAGATTATTTAGAAAAGCTTAAGTAATACTTAGGCCTTTTTTTTGTGCACATTTTCCGTTACGACAATCCAAGGACGTAGCTACAAATAGCGGATTGGTTGTCCATCTTCGCTCTACAAATTACCACGACAACAATTTCACCTGGATATAGTTCATCAATCTGAGAATTAGGTGAACAGGTAGCGCGAACTACCTGCTCAGGCTGCGAGTACAGCCATGAACACTCTACAACAAGAGTGGGTTAATAAGTTCAACGAACTACAACACCTTTCAGATAAGTTAGGCGTTGGTGATCCATTCAATTATAACCGTGGTCGTGAGATTCATACTGCTTTTGAGCTTGGGTTAGAGGTAAGCAACACATTAAGTGGAGCTGATGCTTACAAAGATGGTAAACCTGTTGAGCTTAAATCGACAATTGGTTCACTAAAAGCTACCTACAACGGTGTTTCTGTTCAACCAACTTGGGAAGAACAAGAGGATTATCTTGTTAATGAAAAGATTGGTAAGTACTGCTATCACTACATTACCCGTTACGAGGGTTCTGTATTAACAGAAGCTTGGCGATTAACTGGTGAAGATGTACTTAGCATTTTACTTCCTAAGTTCAAAAAACAGTATCACACTAAACGTCAAGTTAAAGATCCAAGAGCAAGTGCTCACATCACAAAGAAAGAAATAGAAGCTTATGGAGAGCGTATTAAATGAAAGAGGTTTTATACTCTAAGGGTAAGAACGACGAATGTTATACACCAGCTTATGGTGTAGCTCCTATTCTTAAATACATACCCAAGGATGCAACTGTTTGGTGTCCTTTTGACAAAGTTGAAAGTGAGTTTGTTCAACAAATCTCTAAACAAAATAAAGTTGTATTTTCACATCTTGATAATGGCGAAGATTTCCTAACTTGGGAACCTGAAGTTCATTGGGATGTGATTGTTAGTAACCCACCTTTCACCAACAAACGTAAGTTCTTTGAACGTGCGTTATCTTTTGACAAACCATTTGCCCTTATTATGTCAAACACTTGGTTAAATGATGCTGCACCTAAACAACTGTTTAGTGTCAAAAACTTAGAACTTCTTATGTTTGACAAACGTATGGAGTTTGTTCAACCCAATGGCGTTACGACTGGGAAGATTACATTCTCATCCTCGTATTACTGCCATAACTTCCTACCTCAACAGATTGTAATGTCAACTCTAACCCGATGATCAAAGAATTTGAGGTAACACTTAGTACAGGGACGTGGTTTCTACTTGCACGTTCCTCTATGGATGCTGCCTATGCAGCTCTAGAACTATCAGTAGAACGCAACAGTAAACTAATCAACGTGAGGCAAAGTGATGAGTGGTAAGAAGAAGTACTTCCCTAATAATGTCAGACGCATACAGAATGCACCTGATGAGATCTTTCAACCTCTTGATTTCGAGGAGGTAATGGATTGGCGTGTATGTAGTTGGGAATTACCTGACTCTGTTGCATGTGTAATACGTTGCGACAACTCTGAAACTGGAAAGATTACAGAGTTTACTTATCAACAACATGGCAGTGCAACTAAAAAACTACAAGCACTGACTGAAGATCCAAATAACACAGTAACTATCGCTACACAAGAAGCAGTACACCAACTTTTTTATGACCTCCCTTCACTACTCGATGACTGAATCCATGGACGCAGAAGACTATTCCTTCTTTCTTGCTTATGGAATGACACAAACAGAAGAAGAACTCTATTCACTTACCGAGGCTTTATCTATTGGCGACACCACAACAGATTCTGGAACAAGTCACACTAGAACGGGAACAGATTGCCTTAGGTTTGAAGAGGTTATCTGATAACACCAGGAAACTAGAAGAGAAAGAGTACTCCTCTGCTTCTGTCTATGGAGTAGTTTCGATAGATACGTTGCTGCCACTGGTTGTTGAGAAGATTGAGACCACCTCTAATAGGATTCATGAAGGCAGGACAGGTCAATCATTTAAGGAGATTCAGCACTATCTCAAGGACGTAGAGCCCTTAGCAGCTGCAGCAATTGCTTGTAAAGTAACCATTGATAAAGTCTTCTCAGTAAAAGAGGACAGTGACAAGCTACAGAATGTTTGTAACGCCATCGGCTCAGCAGTAGAACAGGAATGTCAAATTCGTCATTACGAACGTGAAGCACCTGGATTACTGCATGTTCTTAGTAAGAACTATGAGCACAGAGCACAAGGAACAGCACAAAAGATAGTTGTTCTTCAGACCTTAATGAACCGTTACGGCGTTAAGAAATGGGATACATGGGGAATAGCTAACAGAATTAAGCTTGGAACTTGGTTATTAGATTGTGTTATCAGTTCTAGTGGTTGGTTTACACGTGATGTAAGACGACAAGGACGTAAGACACACACTTATCTTATCCCTACTCCTGAGTTCTTAGAGATTAAGGATGAAGTAATGCATAACGCTGAGTTGTTCTCACCAATTGCATGGCCAATGACTATCGAGCCAAACGATTGGGAACCAAATAGACCTGGAGGTTACCTACTTAATGAGGTAATGAAAGGACATGAAATGGTGAGAAGAGGCGATAGGACCCTTATACAGGATGAGAAAATCTACCAGTTTCTGAACAAGATTCAGAAGGTAGCTTTCACCCTGAATCCCTTTATTGTTGAGGTCTCGGAAGAGCTTGAACGTAGAGGTTATAAGGTCAAGAAGTTTCAACCAATTGAACACTTCGACTTACCTGTTAAACCACCTGACATTGCAACCAATGAGGTAGCAAGGAAGGACTACAGAAGGAGAACAGCAGAGGTTCTAAACAAACAAGCTGCTGAGTTCAAGAGGTCATGTAGAACAAGAATGACCATGGAAGCAGTCCAGAGATTCAAAGATCGAGAACGATTCTTTTTACCTTGGAGTCTGGACTACCGTGGGAGAGCATATCCTATTCCTGCATTCCTTACTCCACAATGTACTGACTGGGGAAAGAGCTTACTTAAGTTTGCTGATGCGTCATTTATGACACCAGAGGCAGAAGGCTGGCTCGCATTCCAAGTTGCCACATGTGGTGGACAGGATAAAGCAACGATGAAAGATAGACAGAACTGGGTTATAGATAACCTGGACCTTATTGAACGAGTAGCAACAGACCCTATTGGTAACCTACATGACTGGGAAAACATCGACGAACCATGGCAATTCCTCGCTGCATGTGAGGAATATTATCATTGTGTTATTGTCTGCGACCGTCACTACACTAGCCTTTGTGTTGCCACCGATGCCACGTGTAGTGGTCTACAGGTGCTCGCAGGACTCGCCAGGGACGCATCAACAGCAAGACTTGTTAACGTCTTACCTAGTGAAGAACCACAGGATGCTTATAGAGTAGTAGCTGAAACTGCTAAACCTTATTGTCCTTCTGCGTTACGACCTTACCTAGATAGAAAGGTGGTCAAAAGGGTAGTTATGACTGTACCTTACAATGCAAAGCCTTACAGCAACCGCGGGTACATTAAGACTGCACTAGCTGAGAAGAATGTAGAAGTAGAGAAAGATGACTTAACTAAGACTGTTAAGGCTGTCAGAGATGCCATGGACGTAGTTGTTCCTGGTCCTATGGCTGTCATGTCTTGGATTGAGCAAGAGGTAGCTAAGTGCATCAGACGAGGTGATACTGAACTCCAATGGGTAACACCATCAGGGTTTGTTGTCACTCAGAAACTGATGAAACAAGAGACTGTCATCATGAAGCTTAAGCTGCTTGGTGATGTGAAACTCAAGGTAGCAACTGGAGACAGTAACAAGGTGGACATTAACCACCATAAGAACGCTACTGCTCCTAATCTGATTCATTCACTTGATGCCTCCATATTACATTTAACTGCATTAGATTTCAACGAACCGTTGGCTCTAATCCATGACTCGGTGTTATGCCGAGCAACTGATATGTCTCTTCTCGCCACTAAGGTACGAGAGACATACATGCACATCTTTGCTGATCAGGACTATCTAACGTCTTGGGCTGCACAGATTGGTGCCGAAACCGAACCACCGATTATCGGAGACCTTGAACCCTCCGACGTAATCGAATCAACTTATTTTTTCTGTTAATGCCTAAGAACGTATTCAAAACCGATGAGCCTGTTGTCCTTGAGGGATACCAAGCAATTCTGAAACCATCTAAATTTGGTTACTCATTGTCCACACTAATCAATGAGGAGCTAGTTGAGAAACTAGAAGCTGATCGTGCTGAACTTGTTAAGTGGTGCGAGTCTAAATTAAAGAACCCTAAGCGTTCAGTCGGTAAGCCTGAGCCTTGGGAAGAAGTTACTGAAGGTAGCTATAAGGTCAAATTCTCATGGAATGAAGAGAACCGTCCACCTATTGTAGATACTGAAGGTACTGTCATTACTGATGAACGTACTCCTCTTTACTCTGGTAGTCAGGTGAAGGTAGCTTTCTATCAGAAGCCTTACATCCTGAAGGATGGTGTCACCTATGGCACATCACTTAAATGTCTTGGTGTTCAGGTAGTCAGCCTTAATGGCGGCGAAGCGGGCGTTGACAGCGGCGACATGGACGCTGAGGACATTGCAGCTCTATTTGGTAACACCAAAGGTTTCAAAGCCTCTGAGCCGAACGTAGAGACCACTGGTGATGGAGAACCACTACAAGACTTCTGATGAACTTTAGATCTGGCTTAGAGAAGAAGGTTGCTGCCCTCTTCGATGAGTTAGGTGTTATCTACGAGTATGAGAGCACAAAAATTCCTTATGTTATTCAACACAACTATACACCTGACTTTAAATTAATCAACGGGATCTACTTAGAAACTAAGGGATATTGGGATGCTAATGATAGACGCAAGATCAAGGCTGTAAAACAACAACACCCTGAGATTGATCTACGCATGGTATTCCAGAACCCTTACAACACTATTAGTAAACGTTCTAAGACTACATATGCAGAATACTGCGACAAGCTATCAATACCATGGACGAGTTTCACCAACATTCCAATCGACTGGCTGACGTAAGTGAGTTTGAACGGCACATAGCATGTAATGAGTGTGGCTCATCGGATGGCAACAGCCTGTATACCGATGGCCATACTTTTTGTTTTGTATGTCAAGCATGGAAGCCAGGAGATCAATCCGTTACGACTAAATACGTGAGCAAAGTAACTATGAAAGGTTCCGCTGTGCGGTTACCTAAACGAGGACTTCATGAGGAGACCTGTCAGAAGTACAAAATATATCGGGATGGGAACATCCTCAGATTTTATTACTTCACTCCTGACGGCATCCTTAAGGGAGCCAAATGTAAAACACCTAACAAAGTATTCACTTATGAGGGCGAATCCGATGGATCATTCTTCGCTGCGCAGTTATTCCCACCCACAGGAAAACGCATTGTTATCACTGAAGGCGAACTTGATGCAGCGAGCTGTTATCAAACCATGCCGGGTTGGCCCATGGTTTCACTCCCGTCCGGGTGTGCGAGCGCCAAAAAATCGGTGCAACGAAATCTTCAAATGCTACAGGGCTATGAAGAGATTGTCTTGTTCTTCGACAATGACACGCCAGGCCGTCAGGCAGCGGAGGAAGCGGCTTCGGTCTTACCTCCGGGACGGGTAAAGATTGCACGTATTCAAGGAGACTACAAAGATGCTTCAGATGCACTTAGTGCTAACGATCCTGAAGCTATCCGACGTGCTATATGGGATGCGGAAGAATACAGACCAGACGGAATCATAGATGCTAAGAGTCTACTTTCACTAGTCACTACACCTAACCCACCATGTATTCATGAGTACAAATTCAAAGGGCTTCAAAATAAACTGCACGGGATCAGGTATGGAGAACTTATATCGGTGTGTGCAGGAACTGGAGCTGGAAAGTCTTCTTTCTGTAGAGACCTTGCTGTTGACCTTCTCCAAGCAGGACACCCAGTCGGTTACGTGGCACTTGAGGAGTCAAACAGACGCACAGCTTTAGGACTAATGTCTGCTGCTGTGGGTAAGAGCCTTCACTTAGGAGAACCTACACATGACGAACTTACAAAAGCGTTTGATTCCAGTATTAATAACTGGAAGCTTTATCTTTTTGACGGGTTCGGTAGTTTTGATCCTGATATCATTTATAACAGGATTGAATACTTAGCTACAGGACTTGAATGCAAGTTCATCTTCCTTGATCACCTATCCATCTTAATCAGTGGATTGGACGGAGACGAACGACGCACCATAGACATCACCATGACTCGATTGAGGTCATTGGTTGAACGCACAGGAATCACACTATTCCTGGTATCACATTTAAAACGACCATCAGGAGAACATTCCCATGAAGAGGGAGGAAGAGTCACGCTTGGACAACTCAGAGGAAGCGCATCAATTAGCCAACTATCTGACACTTGCCTTGCACTCGAACGAGATCAACAGGCCGACAATGGTGACAATTCAACAACTCTGCGAGTCCTTAAGCAGAGATATAGCGGCGAGACTGGCGTTGCCTGTCATTTGAAATACGACTTAGAAACTTGCTCATTCACAGAACATGAAGCTACGAGAGACTTCGATGCAACAACAGACTTCTGAATTAAAAAGACCTAACCCACCTACAGCTGAAGCTATTAAGAAAGCACAGTTTGTAGACAAAACCTATTACTGGACTGGACGCTAATGCTGATCTTTGACTTAGAGACCGATGGTTTCTTAGCTAAATGCACAAAGATCCATTGTTTAACTATCTACGACACAGAAACAGAAGAACTTACCACCTACAACGATGAAGGTGAAGACAAAGAACCTATCTCTAGAGGAGTTACTTACTTAGATGGAGCAAAAGAAATTAGTGGTCATAACATTATCCAGTTTGATATACCTGTCCTACATAAGTTTTACCCTTGGTTCACCAGGACTGACGGGATTGTAGATACCTTACTTCTTAGTCGTCTCTATCATCCAAACATGATGGAATTGGATAAGAAACATAAGTGGAGAGCTATGCCTCTTCAATTGTATGGAAGGCATTCACTAGAAAGTTATGGCTATCGACTAGGTGAATACAAAGGAGACTTTGGAAAGACCTGTGATTGGCAATGCTGGTCACAAGATATGCAGGATTACTGCGAACAAGATGTAATCGTTACTAACAAACTTTGGAAACACTTTCAACCTTACCTGAATGGATCTCGTTAGAGCATCAGGTAGCAATTCTATTACAACGACAGGAAGAACATGGATGGTACTTTAATGTCAGCGCTGCACGGGAACTTGAACAAACTCTCAGACAAGAGCTGGAAGAAACTACTGCAGTACTACGAGACTGGCACCCTTTCGTTGCCGGACCACTATTTACTCCTAAACGAGATAACAGGACCCAAGGTTATGTTAAGGGCGCTCAAAGTACCCGTCTAAAGGAATTTAATCCCACTTCACGAGATAACATCGCATGGATTTTACAAACACATTATGGCTGGACTCCTACATCGCTGACTGTATCCGGGAAGGTGGTTATAGACGAAGTGGTCCTAAAAGATCTGGACATACCCTTCGCACAGATGTGCTTGAGGATGTTGGGTTTAACGAAGACACTGGGGATGATATCCGAAGGCGCGAACGCATGGCTCAAGCTTGTTACGACGTCTAATAGGATTCATCACAACTGCTCTACTACTACTTCTACTTTTAGATGTAGTCACCGTAACCCAAATTTAGCCCAAGTGCCTAGTGAAGGAAGATGCCGTGAGTTGTTTACAGCTACACCTGGACAGGTGATGGTTGCAGCTGACTTAAGTGGTGTCGAACTCAGAATGTTGTCACACTATTTATCACGTTACGATTCTGGACGCTATGCAGACATTCTATTGAATGGTGACATACACCAAGTCAATGCAGATAAGATTGGTGTCTCAAGATCACAGGTCAAAACAATTACATATGCATTCCTGTATGGCGCAGGTGATGCAAAACTAGGATACTCTTATGACAAACAGCTACCCGAGAACAAGGCTAAGAAGAAAGGTAAAGAACTTAAAGCGGCGTATATCGCAGCTATTCCAGGCCTTGCGGAACTACTTAAAGCCGTAAAAGAAAAAGCAGCTGATGGTTATCTAAAAGCTATTGATGGACGTAAGGTCTTCCTTACCTCTACTCATTGTGCCCTTAACTACCTACTTCAGTCATCCTCTGCCGTACTGGCTAAGCGTTGGCTATTAATCAACCAAAATAACATTACGCAGTTGGGACTTTGTTGTTCACAGCTTGCATTTATACATG